ATGGGTGGCGCTCCTGCTGGGGGCCCTCCTCCGGGCATGCCGCCAATGCCGCGTAAGGCTGGTGGCCGTATTACCAAGACAGCTCATTCCTACAAGGACATGGAAGCCGGCGCAGGTTCTGGTGAGGGGCGGTTGCAGAAGACCGAGATTGCCAAGCGTTCTATGCACAACAGCGGCGGCAAGGTAGGCCATCGCAACTACCGCAACTATGAAGATATGGACGCTGGTTCTGGTGGTGGTCTGGGTCGCCTTGAGAAGACCGAGATTGCTGCCAAGCACAGCGGTATCCAGAAGGCATACTAATCCGCGACACCAGCCCTGTCGCGGCGGGGCGAGGCATAGGAACGATCCCCCCTGTTCTTATATCTCGCCCCACACAATACTGAACCACCAATGGGGGATGACAAATGCTGACCTACGCAACACATCTGCAATCTGTAATTGAAAAACTTATCCGCGAAGAAATTGATATGAAAACGAAAATGCTAGTTTCTGCCCACCAATCACTAGATTTTGCTGCCTACAAACACCACGTTGGGGTAGTGCAAGGACTTGAACGCGCTCTAGAGCTCGTTGAAGAGGCTGAATCCGTTGTAAGTAAAGGCTAATAGGGGGAACCAATGCCTTATATGAAGATGACACATGCTATTGATCCAAAAAAGGCAATTCTAGACGAGATTGGAGACCTCAGCACCTTTGAGCTCTTCAACAACAAGATTCTCTTGGCGACTTACAAGCGTCCTGAGAAGACAAAGTCGGGCATTATCTTGACCGACAGCAACCGATCGGAGGACACCTTCCAATCCAAGGTAGGTCTTTTGATCAAAATCGGCCCAAGTGCGTTTGAAGAGAACGCAGAAGGCTGGTTCGCTGGTGAAAAATTCGAGCTGGGGGACTGGATTGTCCATCGCCCATCAGACGGGTGGAGCATCAACGTCCATGGCGTGGACTGCCGGATCTTGGCAGACACTCAGGTCCAAGGGCGGGCGGTAGATCCTGATGAAGTTTGGTAATGAAAGGAAATAATCATGGCAAGAGAACAATTGGAAATACCATTAGACGATCCTAACGAGTTCGATAACACCCCAGTCGAGGTTGTTATAGACGAAAAGGTTGCAAAATCGGCCCCTACACAGGGTGAAACCGAGGTTGCACTTAACCAGTTGCGGCAACAGTTGGACGCTGAACGTCTGGCACGGTATCAGGCGGAGCAACATGCTCTGTCTGCATCTCAGGCGGCACATCAAGCGACATCTAAGAAGGCGGACACAGAGGTCCAAATGGTCAAATCGGCCATCAAGACCCTTAAACGCGACAATAAGATGCTGCGGGATGCTTATCAACAGGCATTGCAAGTTGGCGATGCGAATGAAGCCTCCAAGATCAATGAAAAGATGATGGAGCTTAAGGGAAACCTGCGTGATCTGGAAAAAGGGTACAGCCCTTTGAAGAAAGAAGCACGACAGGCGAAGGAAACAACACGGATTGTTCCTCAACCTGTCGCTCCTCCTCAGTCATCCCAGTCTCAGCTTGATCAGATCATCAATTCTGTCACACCACGCTCTGCGGCATGGTTAAAATCAAACCGTGACTCTATCCAAGATCAACGCTCCATCAATAAGATGTTTCGGGCACATGAAGACGCGGTTGAAGACGGCATTGAACCTGATTCAGACGCTTATTTTCGTTACATTGAAGGGCGTTTAGGCATGGGACAACAGCAGCAATCCGAATCACCATACTCGCATGCGGCAAAAGCCTCTGAACGTTCTGTTGCCCCGCCTGCAGCACCTGTAAATGGCAGTTATAATAGCCGTCCGGGGATTGTAACGCTCACAAGGTTAGAAGCAGACATGGCCGCTACTCTTGGGATGACGCCAAAGGAATATGCAGAAGAAAAAATCGCCCTTCAGAAGGAAGGCCGTCTTTAATTAAGGAGATAATACAATGGTTGAAGTAGCAAATACGGTTAATCGGCGCAGGGGCAAACCACCGACAGGCCTAAAGCCGGCAATGGAGATTCCAGAAGATATCTTTGAATTGGATGACGCCCTTGAAGAGGTAACAAGTGTGCCTCGTGCAGAAATGCGGCCTACTGTGCGTGACGAGGACCATCTTGCTCGTGCAAAAATGAGGACAGCGCAACTCAAGGGCCATTTGACTGATCTGGACGAGGGACATGATGATTTCTATATCCCAAATGGGGCCATACCAGACGGTTGGACCTATGAGTGGAAGCGTCGATTGCTCCTTGGGCAGGAAGATCCTGCATATATGGTCTCACTTAGATTAAGGGGGTGGGAACCTGTGCCTGCCGAGCGGCATCCAGAGATGATGCCAACCAATTGGCAGGGTGAGATCATTGAGCGCAAAGGTCTAGTCCTTATGGAACGGCCTACCGAGATTGTCGATGAAACCCGCCGGCTTGAGTATCTGAAAGCTCGCAAACAGGTCCGCGACAAAGAAGCTCAGTTGTCTGGTACGCCTGACGGGACGCTCACACGCGATCACGCACAGACGAAGCCCAAAATCAGCAAGAGTTATGAAGCGGTGCCGATACCTAAAGAATAAAGAGAGGGGCCTTCTGGCCCCTTTACTTTTGCTCTGATGATGGTATTTTGTTTACATTGTCCTGAAAAGGCATGCCTCCCCTCGGTGCGGGGGGTTCATATGTCCTCGGTTCTTAGTCGCCCCGGTGTGCGATGATGAGCTTTCCCGTTAAAAGGAGATCCCGTCATGGCGAACACAAACGCGCCTTACGGATTCCGTCAGTATCAAGGGAATGGTTCTGCTCCGACCTATGGTCAGAATGCAGTGTTCGTTACCGCTGGTGCTAGCGCGATTTATTACGGTGACCCAGTCACCCAGCAGACTGACGGCTCAGTAGCCCGCTCTGCTTCCACTGGCGCAACTCCTGCTGCTCTTGGTATTGCTGGCATCTTTCAAGGCGTCAAATACTTGTCTGCAGTTGCAAAGCGTACTGTGTGGTCGAACTACTATCCCGGCGGCACTGATCCGCAGGCTGGTACGATCGAAGCATACATCGTCAATGATCCAAATTCTCGTTTCATTGCACAGACTGATGGTACGGGTCTTGCTCTTGCTGACACCGGTTCAACCATTGGTTTCGTGATTGGTTCGGGTAACACTGCAAATGGTTTGTCGGGTGCTTATCTTGATACAACCACGCTGAACACATCCACTTACAATGTTTACGCACCTTTCGTTGTCGTTGGCGTCCTTACGGACCCACCGGGTTCGCCGGGTACTCTTGCCGCTGGTCAGCCGTATGACTGGGCAATTGTTGCGTTTAACAACGTAAATACCCGCAACTTTACGGGCGCATAAGGGAGTATGATCCATGGCCGTTAATTTAGCGTCTATTAAAGATCTGCTCCTTCCCGGCCTTCGTGGCATCACGGGTAAATATGAGCAGATCCCATCGCAGTACGACAAGATCTTCACTAAGCATGAGTCGAAGATGGCGTTGGAACGCACCGCTGAAATGCGCTTCTTGGGCCTTGCCCAGTTGAAGACTGAAGGTGGTCAAACTGCATTCGACAACAACGCTGGTGAGCGTTACGTCTACAACCAAGAGCACACTGAAATTGCTCTCGGTTATGCGATCACCCGCAAAGCAATCGATGATAACCTGTACAAGACACAGTTTATGCCCTCGAACCTCGGCCTGATGGAGTCTTTCCTCCAGACCAAGGAAATCTACGGCGCAAACGTCTTGAACACGGCCACTACCTATAACGCTGCTATCGGCGGCGATGGGAAGGCCTTGATCGCTACGGACCATCCGATTGACGGTGGCACAATTTCGAACCAGTCTTCGACCAACGCAGACTTGAACGAAGCATCACTGTTGAACGCGATGATCTCGGTTCGCTACAACTTCCGCGATCAGGCAGGCCTGAAGGTCTTCGCCCGCGCTCGTAAGTTGATCGTTCCTGCTCAGTTGGAACCAGTTGCTATTCGTCTGACAAAGACTGAATTGCGTCCGGGTACTGCCGACAACGATGTGAACGCGATTATGATGACCGCCGGCGGCTTGCCAGAAGGTTATCTGGTCAACGACTACCTCACTGCTTCAAGTGCTTGGTTCTTGCTGACGAACATTGACGGTCTGTCGTATATGGAACGTGTAAAGTACGAAT